TAGTAAGCACAAAAAAACACTATTTGCAACAATTAGAAAAGCGTCCTACTAGTAAAACTGTTCAAGGGTTATTGGATGATATTAATCAACGTATCAAAAAATTAGTAAAGAAAACTCGTTCAAAGAATGCGAAAATGTATCATAAGCTTATTCATAAAGAAAAGGCGCGAACCAATGAAGTTGATTATTTTAAAAAGAAACTATCTAACAAAGACCAATTGCGTATTATGAATGATTTAAAAGAAATTAATAGTCATATTAATATTGATAAGCCGTATAGATTATCTATTCTAGATTCTAAAATGCCTGCTAAGTTTAAGGCAATTGCTATGCAAAAGTTGAATATTCTTAAATCAATGGAACAAGGTGACCCAGAATATTACAAAATTAAAAACTGGGTTGATACCTTTATGAAGATTCCTTTTGGAATTAATACAAATTTGTCTGTAAATATTGATGACGGTATCGACAAATGCCATGAATTTATGGCTTCTGCAAAAGATAGGTTGGATAATTGTGTATATGGTCTGGATGATGCAAAAATTCAAATCATGCAGTTTATCGGTCAATGGATTTCAAATCCCAGTGCGATGGGTTCTGCAATTGCGATTAAAGGACCTATGGGAACTGGTAAGACTACTTTAGTAAAAGAAGGTATTAGTAAAATTCTTGGACGTGAATTCGCATTTATTGCTCTTGGAGGTACTGGAGATAGTAGTTTTCTTGAAGGACATTCGTACACATATGAAGGTAGTACTTGGGGCAAAATTGCTCAAATTATAATTGATAGTAAGTGTATGAACCCGGTGATTTATTTTGATGAGTTAGATAAAATTAGTGATACTCCGCGAGGTGAAGAAATTATTGGGATTTTAACCCACTTAACTGATTCTTCGCAAAATAATGAATTTCATGATAAATATTTCTCCGAAATTGATTTTGATTTAAGTAAGTGTTTATTCATATTTAGTTATAATGACGAAAGTAAGGTTAATCCTATTCTAAAAGATAGAATGTATCGTATACAGACAAAGGGATATGATACAAAGGAAAAGGTTATTATTTCTAGAAAATATTTACTACCTAAAATCAGAGAACAAGTTAAATTTAACGAAGAGGATGTTATCATGCCCGATGATACTATTGAATATATAGCTTCCAATAAAGAACTTACAAAGGATGAGGCTGGTGTTAGAAATTTAAAGCGATGTCTAGAAATTATTCATACCAAAATCAATCTATTCCGACTTGTAAAGAAAGATAGTAATTTATTTAAAAATGATATTGATATTGATATTCAATTTCCATTTACAGTTACAATAGACCATGTAAATAAATTAATTAAAAATGAAACAACTCAAAATCAAAGCTTTCTAGCTATGTATGTATAAACAAAAAAATACCTCTGTACATATTGTATTTTTTTTTGTAAACTCATATAAAGTTTAATATGCTTACTTCTTAATGTCTGAAAAAACAAATAATACTCTAAATCCACTTGATATAATCGCAATGGTTAAATGTAAATCATCTTTACAAGAGATACCCGTTGAAATGCAAAATCAGGAATATAAAGAAATATTAACAAAAGTAACTAATTATATTAATAATTGTCCACATCATATTGTTTATGACCATATTGATATTAGTCCTGATAATTCAAAAACAATTTGTTATTGTGAGTATTGTTATCAAACTTTTTAATAATATGTTTTTTTATAAAACTAACATAAAAAAATATCTTTTATTTTATATAATGACTTCTTTATCAAATAGTGAGAGTTTACAATTGAAAAAAATGGTTTCAGAAATGGGGAGTGTAGATAATTCTGAAATCATACGTAAATTAAAACATAGCGTAGCCATTCGTGATGGTGTTAGAATATTAGACAATTTAAAAAGGGAACATAATGAACTTAGGTTGAGTAATTTCGATGAATTCCGAAACATTTGTATAAATCAATGTGAATTTTTATATAATAATTATTCTGATATTTTTAATGGGGTTGTTAAAGATGAATTAGATTTAACAATATTAACCAAGTTATTAACCGTATTAAAACTTATAGAAGATAATAAAATAGACCAAAATGAAGGTTCAGTTATGGTTGGAAAAATTTTAAAAGAGATGTATATTGATACAGCACTAAAAAGATCTGATAATTTAGACAAAGAACATGGCGAGGAGACCGTTGAAGAAATAGAGGGTAAACACATATCTTGGAAAGAATATAAAAACTTAAATGCATAGATTCTATAATGACGGAAGAATATAAAAGGGATTTAGATAGATTATCTGAAAAATATGATTATATTGCTGTATTGAAATTATCTTCTCAAAATGATGATTTACTTGAACTATATAAAACACGTATCGAAAATCATAATAGTAAAATTTGTAGTGAAACATTTTCAGATTCTGGGTTCGATTTATTAGTTCCTGATAATGAAATTTTTGAAAATAGTATTAAAACAAAATTTATTAACTTTCAAATAAAATGTGAAATGGATTATTACAATTCTAAACTACAAAAAATAACACACTCACCTTATTATATTTATCCTCGTTCAAGTATTTCCAAAACACCTCTTATGTTAGCTAATCATGTTGGTATTATCGATTCTGGTTATCGTGGTGATTTAATCGGTGCATTTAGATGTTTAGAAAAAGAATACAGCGTTGAAAGTAATACTCGTTTATTGCAAATATGTCATCCCTCACTATGTCCGGTATATGTAGTAATCGTACCTGAAAATGAGTTATCAAACACTGAACGTGGGTCGGGGGGGTTTGGTTCTACCGGTAAATAATAAAAATATTAAATATTATATATTATATTCACTTTATATAATATGTAATGATTAACAACAAATATATTAATATTTTTAAAAATAAACCTTTAAAATGTTCATCGGTACCCAAAGTCATTGTTTTTGATTTAGATGAAACATTAGGCTCGTTCGCACATTTAGAAATATTATGGAATACTCTTTTATTATATAATCAAAATAATATACTATTTAATGATTTATTAGACCTATATCCTGAGTTTATACGTTATGGGATAATCAATATTTTAGAATATGTATATAGTAAAAAATTGTCGGGAGAATGTTCGAATATTTTTTTATATACAAACAATAAAACTTCTACTACTTGGGTTGATATGATATGTAATTATTTTTATTGTAAATTAAACATTATGAAACCAAATAAATTATTTGATAAAACAATTTATGCATTTAAAATTAAAAATAAAATTGTTGAGAAATTAAGAACGAGTAAAAATAAACAACATTGCGATTTAATTAATTGTACTTTAATACCAAATAATACTGAAATATGTTTTATAGACGATACCTATTATAACGATATGAATACAAATAGAGTATATTATATTCAACCATTATCTTACCAACATAATTTAACGAATATTGAAATAATGAACCGTTTTTTTTCATCAAATCTAATTCATAATATACAAAATAATAATATTAACCGCAATATTGTATATAATAACTTAAATTACGTTGAAAATAGTGGTACAAATTTTAATAAATTATTAGATACAAATATTAAAGTTACACATAAAATTATGTATTATATTAAAGATTTTTTTCTTTCTAATGATAAAAAAAATAAAACCAAAAAAAATATTCATAATTTAAATCGGTATACACGTCGTAAAAAATAATATTATCATTGCAATATATTATCATTTGCTATCAATATTAATTGTTCTTCCATAGATAATTTTTGATAACTTGTACAATCATCCCATTTATAGGTTATAAATTTGTTTAATGCATTTTTACATAATATATGTATACATGTATCTTTAATAGTTATATTTGTTAATATTCCTCCGTTTGTTAATTTTCCATTTCGTATCCATCTTATATGTTTACCTTTATGTAATTCATTAATACCATCAATATATCTATAATTCTGTAATCGATAATAATAATCTGTTATTATTTCATTAGACAAATTTAATCGGGTTAATGAATTATGTACTATATTTGCTATAGTTTCTGTAGTTTGTTCTTCTAAGTATTCATTATCATTAGTTGAAGCTTCTAATATATTTTTAATATCATCTGTAGTAAAAATAGTGTTTTCTTTTACCGCATCATCATATATTTGTTTAATATCAATATTTTCATTCATATTACACTTATTGTTATTTGTTTATATTATACTTGGTAATATAGTTTCAATTTTACGATTTAAAAATTCAATTACACCCAAATTAACAAATAAAAATACTGCACTACCAAATACTATTTCCTTATCATTATCTTTTAATATATGAATATTTCTTCTTGGATTAAATCTTAACATAATAAATAAACATACTAATAATTGAATAATACTATTAAATGTTCTCAAATAACTTTGATTAACTAGTATTATATTAAACCCCATAAATAAAAATAAATAACCAATATTTAATATATGGGTGGTATTGATCAAATAAATATAATATTTTGAGAACCTATCGAAAATAGAATCAATATATGCTAACATAGACATTATAATATATAATTATATAAATATATTCTGAATTGTATATTATGTCTGAACTTATCAATCATAATATTAAAAATAAATACAAAGTTGTTTCCTTAATTGGTAAAGGTAATTTTAGTGAAGTATTACAATGTATTAATCTGAATACAAATGCTGTAATTGCGATAAAAATAGAACCAAATGATACTGTATATAAAACGATTACGAATGAAGCAAAAATTATGAATTATTTACAAAATAATAAATGTAAATGTATACCAACCGTTTACTGGTATGGAACATATTTAAATTATAATTGTTTGGCCATCTCTTATTATGAGTATTCTTTTACAGAACATATTCAAAAAAATACGTTAACGTTAAAAGAAATTAATGAATATATTATTCAAATTATATCAATAATAAGTGAAGTTCATAGCCATTTTGTTATACATCGTGATATAAAACCAGATAATTTTATGTTTAAAAACAATCAGTTATATATTATTGATTTTGGATTATCTACCTATTACATAAATGAAGATGAAGAACATATACCTAATAATATTCATACTAATATTCTTGGTAGTCCAAATTATATAAGTTATAATATTCATAACGGAGATACTTATTCTCGTCGCGATGATTTAATCTCTATTATGTATTTATATTTTGAATTATTATATAAAACACTACCTTGGTCTAACGTGAATAGCCAAGAAGACCAACAATATAATCATATTCATATATTAAATCCAGCGAATATGGAGCGACAACAATATAAATCATTAGAACATATAAAAACTTTTTTTAAAGATAATGAAAACTTACATGATATATTTAACTATATATATGAATTACCCTTCTCAAACAAACCATTGTATGATTATATTGCTAACAAACTGCATACAATTAACTAATTTAGTAAACCATATAAAAGAATAGTCTTATATACATTATAAGTGATATAATGAGTGACGGCGCAACTTCACAACGATACACTGGACAAGTAAAGTGGTTTAATAACAAGGCAGGATATGGATTTATTACCGTAACTCAACCTGGAGATTTTGTAAATAAGGATATATTTACACATTTTTCTAGTATTGATGTTACTAATTCTCAGTATAAGTATTTGGTTCAAGGCGAATATGTTGAATTCTGTATTGTTAAGTCATCTACAGATAAGCATGAATTCCAATCTACCAATATTTCAGGAATTAATGGAGGAAAATTGATGTGTGAAACACGTAAACAAATGCTATCCGAGCGTAAAAATCGTAAGGACACTACTGAAGTTCCTACTACTAATTAATAAAAATAATTTCTATTACTAATATCGCAAAATTTATAAAATATATATTTTATAAATTTATTTATCAACAATCACTTCTTTCAATACATTTTTCATGATTTTCTTTTCGGATTTGTCCTTGTCCTCTTGACCTCCTAATGCTGTTATCGACAACTCCATAAATTCATTTGATTTGTTTGAATCCATATTTGTATGTTCTGGGTTCTCTTCTTGCCATTTTGGAAGCATTTTTAAATTTTTGTTTTCGATATTTCTAATTGATTTTCTCATCTTGCTTTTTTCGTCGTCATCCTTCTCCCATTTATCATCATCTTTTATATATACCGTCTCACGTTTTATATCTGTACAATGAATTGGTCTTTCTGTTACATCCATATCTTTTAATGCTTTTACAAAAATACGAGACATACCGTCTACATACCCTAGTTTGCCTGTTTCTACCAAATCATTCATATTTACTTCAATTGATTTCATGAAATCTGTAATGTTAAGAGCATCTTTGCATTGTTCATTTA